TCGTTCTCTCTATCTCAACTGCTTTGTTAAGAAAGTCTTCCACACCATTTACATGACGAGGAACTGCAAAACCGTGATTCACTAAATTGTTTTTACTAAACATTACATCGGCGGCTTCATTCAAAGCGTCCGATTTCTCAACGAAGCGCGCTTGGATGTAGTCACTCATTACGCGAGTATGATAGCGATGTGCATTGTCTTTAGACACATTTCCACCACCTCAATAATAATCAGTTAAGTTGTATGCTCCAACGGGGTTTTTGTCAGACTTGTCCCCTTCGCTATTTTCATGCGCGGGTAAAGCGTTGTCGTGAGATGAGTGTTGCATAGCATCCAAGTTGATTTCTTCTTTCTTAGGGTCTGTTCGCTTTACATCTTCAACTACGGCATGGCGTTGATTGGTGTCAAAGTAGCCTGTCTTGACAGCCTCAACACCTGTTACATTTTGAAACAAGTTGCCTACTTTTGTATCAAACTGGTCTGCGATTACTTTTGCTTCTTTAAGAAGTGCTTCTAAATCCGGTGCTTTTTCACCTGCTTCAACTTTCATTGGCTTCATTGGTCTACTCTCCTACCTTCTGCTTCTGCGGCTGTGTTAGCCATCATGTGAATATCTTCCCAACTCATTTCATGCCAATCTTCATTTGTGTCTGGCATAGATATTCCCATTGACTCGCTCATATCTCTCGCGGCTTTGGAAATTACTTCATCTCTATCGCCGCGTAATGGGTCGCCCCATACATCTTCACTTGCGGGAGTAACTGCTTTTACAAATCCTGATTTACGGAGCATTGCTTGTGGGTTAGATACTTGCTTGCGCAACATTCCTAATTCAGCATCCATGCTCTCCATCTTACCTATGAGTGCTTTCATTAACATCATAGCGTCTGCTTCTTGAGACAAAGTGCGTCACACCTGTCCTTGCTTCTTGAAAACGCCACCGATTCTATCCGGTCCAACATACCCCATTGGGCGCGAGTTTCCTTTAGCAATGACATTCTCAATACTGTTATACTGAGCAACAGGGAAACCCCCTGCAAACTGCTCATTAGGACCGAATGGATTATTATTTTCTGTTTCGGATTTGTATATTGCAGTTACATCATCCGCAAGATAATCGCTTGTGGTTTGAATACTACGAAGGAATTGTTCTGCTGACACAAGGTCATTATTAGACAAGGCTATTTTGAACTCAGCCATAGCGGATTCTAACTTACGCACCATTGGGTCCATCTTCTTTACGCGGTCGCTCATGAAATAGCCCATTACTGCGCAACCTTTGAAGGTATCGCATCAAAAGCCGCTTTCTTTGTTTTTACTTGTAGGGTCTTTCGCTGCTTCAACCGCATCAAGAGCCTGTTCTGTAACACTCTTTTCTGCTCCGCGTTGATTCTTCTTTGTAGTAGGCGCGCCTTGTAAATGAGTTTCAGATGAAATTGGCGCGGGACCGTTATCACGCTGACCTGTTCCTTCTCCAAGTCCAACCATTCCAGCCTTCTCCATCATCATGAGTTCCGAACCACTCCTTGCTCTCTCATCTGGCTCACTTGTAAGAACTTGTCCGCCACCCTGTTGAGGTGGCATTGGTCCACCACCCGGAGGCATTCCACCTTGTTGAGGCGGCATTCCACCTTGAGGCGGCATTCCTCCACCACCCGGAGGCATTGGCATTCCACCTTGAGGTTGCATAGGAGGAGGCATTCCACCACCCGGAGGCATTCCTCCACCACCCGGAGGCTGTTGCTGTTGAGGTTGAGGTTCAGGTTTACTATACACAAATCGTATATCGCTACCAGAATCTTCTGTGAGGTCTGCTTGGAATCCAAGTTGTTGCATACGCTGTGCGATATTTACTTCTTGTTCGTCTCGTTTAAGACGCGTAACTTCATCTTCTTCTTCATTCGGATAAAGTGTTAATTCCCACTCATCAACACCCATCTCTTTCAATAGGCGCGGGAATAAGTTTTTTGAATATATTTTTTGCCCGTATTCAACAGCGCGATTAGTGACAAGTATTTGCATACCTTCGTTATTCAAACCGCCAGACTTGCCAGCATCCATCATGAATATGCTTGATACACCATAAAAAGCAGCGATTCGCATACGAACTTCATCGCGGATTGCGCTATATTGCATTTCATCGAGAGTGTCCATGAAGCGAACAAACTCGACTTTACCGCGACCCGAAGCAGACTCAATGCCTATCTTCGGAATATAATGAGGGTCGCGCTCCATCTTTTCTTCTGCACCTTTCCAGAATGAAGCAGTTGATTGAATGTTATCTGTTGTTATTGCAAGAACACCGCGAGGAATACGCCTCTTTTGATATGCAAGATAAATATAATTATCCATCGCTGTTAGCGTTTGAGCCTGTCTCCACATAGTAGCGACGGGGCTGCGACCATACAATTTAGAAGGATTGAACTTACTTGTGTGTAAAATCTCTCCGTCAATATAATACTGTGTCTTTCCTGAACCGGCTGTGTTGATATAATGAACATCTTGTAATGGTAATCTGCATTCATCACATTTCGTATAATCGCCGTTATGAGGGTATGTTTTGTCACGATGAACAGGACATATGAGATACCTGCCACCTCGCGAACCTCTCTTATCTGCAACAATTCTCATGAAGGTAGGGTCGCCACGCATGACTTCCTTGATTCGGAAAAAGGATATGTCCCCATCGTCAGGGTCAATGAAGTATTCTTTAATGAGAATGAGAAACGCGTCGTCAACAATATCTAAATCCCATTCAATTTCTCGCATAACATCCATGAATGATTGGTCCATAGCGTTTCGCTGGTCTAATAACCAGCGAGGGTATAGTATTTGGTCAACATCAGGAGAACCAAACTCTTTGTTACCACATAATGTGCAAGATTTAACAGTATCATGTTTATATTCTTCTTTGCAGTTGGTGCATTGTTTATGAAACTTCTTTTGCCAATAATGACCACGACGGAAGACTTCTTGGCAAAGTGTATTAATCGTAGTTCTTAACACAACTGATTCTTGAACGGTTGAATAAAGTGCAGGAATACTAACACCTTGAACGAGAACCGGCTCTTGAATACCGCTTTTCCATAGCGGCATGATTGGCTCAGGCGTGGTTCGTCGTCTGAATGGTTTCGAGAGTGAAGATAAAAATCTGCCTACCATACCTTTGTCTTCAGCCATCAAATCAACCTCTCTATACGGTGCGCGTCGTCCACAAGGCGGATAACTTCGTTATCCCGTTGTCCCCATGCAAGAACTTCAGCCTCTTCAACCTTCCACTCTCGGAGCAATTTCTCACGCTCTTCTGGAACATCCTTCCAATTTTCCCACTTAACAACACGATACAATTCATCTCTCCTTGATTTAACAAGGTCGCTTTTACGACCTCTCATGTCAAGTAAATGCAATACTGCGCTTGCTTGATTTTTTTTCATTTGAAGATGCGGGCCGATTCCTTTGAGTAATTTACGCAGGTCGTCCGCGCCATAAAATTGAAGTCTGTGTTGTGAGCGTGTGCTTGTTTTGTGAACCTTCAAATCTGTTTGAAGGACACCGCAACCTAACGCTTTGTATAGATTCTCGCAATGGATTTTTCCACGACCTCCTGTTGCAACAAACCCTGCTCTTGGTTCTCCGCGTTTAGTGATAGTGATGTAGCCGTCAGCGTCGAGGAAACCTGCCGCATAAGCCCATATATCTTTCACAATTACAAAATCATCACGAATTAACCCGTAATTTGTTCCAATTTTTTCAATATCATACTCTATTCCATGAATCTTTAGTATAGATGCCATTTTACGAATAGAGAGATTTTTTGGAGAACCAATTGAGTTGTAAATCTCGTTGGAAGATAACGGACCTCTCTTTTCTAACAAATCACTTGTGCGCGTAAGCCATATCGCTTCTTGCTTTTTGATATTGTCAATTGAATGTAACGATGATTTCCATTCTTTTTTCGCATCTTTTCTCATTTGATTGGCTTGCAACCACATTTCCAATTGATTATTGTCAAAATCACCTTCAACTTTCGCTAATTTTGAAATGACATCATTTGCTTTTTCCCATGTTGAACATGCGCGTCTTAGAGCATACTCGCGATTGTTTCCATGTTTCCTCAACGCTTGTAAGTCTCTATCGGAAATACCAAGAGAGCGTATCGCTGATAGATGATTATCGCACCAAGATAAAGATTTGAGAGTTGTATTGACTTCTTCTTTCTTTGCTACGCGTATTGCTTCTATCGCAAGGTCAATATCATCACGCATATTTTTTTTGATTCTTCTCGCCATACGCAACTCTTTCACCATTGATTCAGCGTCTTTACCAAACATAGATTGAAACCAACCGTTATGAGGCATAGCACTCTTTAGTTGTTGAGTAGGTAGTTGAGTTTGTTGTTGTTGAAATACTTGAGCAATTTGTTTTTCTTTTTCTTTTTCTTCAACATCATCAGGTTTTGGTGGCTCTGCACTACCGGCTAATTCACCACCACCTTCAGAGATAGTTGTTGAGCCATCGCCCATTTTACCACCTTGAATAGAACCTGCATTCTTCAATAACATTTCAAAGACCTTTTCGATAGGGTCGTCCTTGAGTATAGAACCTGTCCACATCTTAACAATTCCACCTCTTTAGTGACGCACCTTTCGGTGTTAGTTTACCCTTTTTAGAAGTTGCACCTTTCATTCCACCCATACGAGCGCAAAATGATTTGCGACGCTTGGCTTTCTTAGAGCCGGGTTTGAGTTTACTTGGTTTGGTTGTGACCGGAGGTTTGAGATTTGCCCCCGACTTGCGTTTCGCGGCGGCTCGACCTTTCGCGTTCAACCCACCTTTGGGACTGTGCTTCTTAGGATTGTAACCGTGAAATGGTTTTTCTTTCTTAGCCTTTATCACTTCTAAAGCAATTTCAGCAGGGGTGCAACAGTCACAGTATTCGTAATTCAATCAATCAGCCCCAACATTAAATCATCAAGGTCAACTACGCGTTCACGGAACTCAGTAGTTCCCCAATGTGCCAACGCGAGAGCGATTGCAAAATCATCATGCCGCCCGATGCTATCCAACTTGCCCTTCTTCGACATGCCGAACATAAGTAGTTCCCGTTCTAACTCGCTCATAAGTGTTCGGGAGTTCTCATCGCCCCACGGTAATCTCATCTGCTCTTTCTCAAATCGCATAACCAACCCCATGAGAAGCGATTCTCGGCGTTGGCGAGTTGATATAAAGGTCTTAATTGGAAGGTCTGTGTCCGCGCGTAATTCAGTAGCGAAGACTCGCTGAAAGTTGTTAGCCTCAAGTTCAATCACATCAGGAGCAAACTTAGCATTGAGTTTTTGAATCTCCATAATCTGTGTTCGGAAATCCATATTCTTTCTGCGAACCACATGAACTAATTCAAGAAGTTCAGGATTGGTGGATGGGCGACGAAGCACCACCATAACTGTGTAGTCAGCCGACCTGTCTGATGAAATAGCAGGGTCCCAACCGACAAAGTATTGGTCGTCAGGGTCGCCATTTGCGCGATTGATGATTCTCAAGTCGTTGTCTTTAGCGGCTTGAAGAACTAATGATGGGAATAAACTGCTCATATCATCCATAGGCTCACACAGGTATTCGCGAGCGAATGCGATAGCAGGCATATCGTTTCTGCGCGCATCAAGTGATTCTAAATCCCATCGCTCCGGCCAAAGAGCAACACCTTTAGTATTGATAGCAGGATATGTTTCAACGAGGTAACCTTCACGCGCTTCTAATTCTGTGTAAAGGTCAGTCGGGGTAAACGGAGTCCCGACAATCATCAGTTTTGATGTGTGGTGGAGTGTAGGAACAAGAACTTCATAAAACCAACTTGCAACTCTTTGCAATTCTGTGTCAGTCGTTCCCCATAGAATATCGTCACATAGAATGAGGTCGGGGTGAATACCACGAATAGCACCACCCACAGACTTCGCGCTGATGTTTGAACCGTTCGCGAATCCGAAGAATGTCTTCGACCATGAGTCGGCTTTCTTCATACGCGCAAGGAAAGGTATTCCATCTATGAGGTCATTGAGTGTTCGCATGTGGTGAATAGACTGATGTAAACTGTGACTTATTAGCACACACTTAGTTTTTGGATTGAACGCTGCTTTCCATAATAAATAGGATAAAAATAATGTTGATTTACCGTGGTCACGCGCCGCTTTAACACAATATCGTTTTTGTGATTCGAGATTGTTAAACCATCTCTCATGGTGATGTGATAATTGAAAGCCAAGAATCTCCTCAAAGAAAAACTTAAAATCGCGTTTAGCAACTTCGTAATCAATCTCTTCAACGGTGTCGAGGCTTAAGCCATCCATCGGCTAATCACTCTCACCTGTGCTTCAGTATCATTAACTCGTTCCAAGCCGCAACTAATGGGTCGTCGCTACTGTAATTTACCAATTCATCTTTCTCATCTTCCTGTAACTCATCACCGCCTTCGGCTGCCGCAGCGAGTCGCGCCTTTTTCCTCTCTTGAACCCCTGCAAACATATCCATCGCTTCGTCCATCTTTGGGTTCTTCGGTGCTTCTGCCGCTGGTTCTGCTGGTTCAGCAGGTGTTTCAGGTTCTGTTGGAACATCTTCTTGTAATTCGTTATTGGCTTCAGGAGCGTCTCGTCTTCCTTGAAACCCTTCAAGATATTTCGATTCTGGTTTTGAAAGTCTTTGACGACCTGTTTTATCCATAATTCGTTGCCTGAGCCATTTTGAGCGTCCCTTCGCGTCTCCTTTAGTTGGGTCATAGCCTGAATCTCGCGCCGCATCAATCGTCGCTCTTTGAGAATTACCTCTTGTCTTAGTTCTACCTGTGTTGGCTTCAAGCCCTTCAAAGGATGAATAATCCGGTGCTTCTTCGGCTTCCATAGGTTTGTCTTCCTGAGCCGCTTCAACAGCAGGTGCTTCTGCCCCGCCTGAAACTGCTTCAGCAGGTGATTTAAGTGGTTCTTGTCCTTCGGGTCCCGGCATTGCTGTTTCAGGTTCTGTTGGAACATCTTCCTGTAATTCATCACTAACAGGAGCCGCAGGTGCTTCTTCAGCAGGTGCTTCTTCAGCAGGTGCTTCTTCAGCAGGTGCTTCTTCAGCAGGTGCTTCTTCAGCACCGCGGTTTCCGATTTGCTTAATTCTCTCTCTCCAACTCATCTTTGCGTTGGGGTCATTGAGTTTATCTTGAATACCTTGTTGGTCGCTTTCGAGTCCAGCCAACTGTTCTTGTTGTTCAGCATTGCCCGGCGTTCCACTTCCCGAACTATGCATACCGCCTTTCAATCGTCGAATATCTTCTTGTGATTGACTCATTGCGCCTTCGTTAGAAACTCGACCGCGTTTTGCTTCGCGATTCTCAGCCCATGCTTTACCGCCATGCTTTGCCGCAGATGCAAGACCGCGACCCATTGCACCCATTCTGCCTAACATACCGGGTTTTGCTTCACCGTCTGCACCGCGACCCATCTTATCGGAAACGAAATCTCTCGCGCCTCTAAGTGCAGCCATGCCCTTATCTCTTCCTGCTTTAGCACCTTCCATAGCACCTCTTGCACCTGCCGCAATAGCAGGTCCGGCTGTATTCGTCGCGAAATCTTTTGTAGCACCATATGCTTGCTTGCCTTTTTCTGCGCCGCGACTTGCAATATCTGCAACTTTCTCACCCGCGGTGATAGGCTTATCTGCATCCGCGCGGTCTTGTAAGTTTTGAGTTTTGCGTCGTTGTTTGATTTCAGCGCGATTTGCTCGCCCTTCACGGCGCATATCGCGACCGCTTGTAGCGCGGAAGTTTTGAGTGTTATCACTAATCATACCGCGTGGTGCGTTACCTCCAAATTGAGTTGCTCCTCCTGTTGAAGCAAGTGGCGTTCCCGTTCCTTGCTGTTGACCCGCCATAGGCTGTTGACCCGCCATAGGGTCTTGCTGAGCAGGTTGTTGCTGCTGCTGCTGCTCCTGCTGCTGCTGCTGAACCATAGCAGCCGCCGGATTTTTGAGAATCATTTCTTTAAGAAGAATGTCGGGGTGAGTTTGATTTACATTTGACATAGCCTTTAGAATAGGCGCGTAACCTGTATCTGTATCATCGAACAGAACATAGTTTGCCTCTTGCAAAGTATGACCTTTCTTATACATGTAATCCATTGTTCCAACTACTACGCCATCTTTAACCATGCTGCTATTCCAGTCTATTTCATCTTCAATATTCATACAGATTCCTCCATGCACGACGCTTTGATTATGTTAACCACATCGCGTCTTACTTGAAAATGTTTCGCTACCTTATCCCAATCACCGATAGTCATAGCAATTGCTCTAATATCGTTTGATTGAAGGTTAAGTTCCTTCGCTAAATACAACATATCATTGTTGTTTTGTGGATTAAGATTTGTTTGAGATACCATCTTCATAACTCTCGCGTCTTCCCATGTGTCATGCATTTGAACGCGTTCCATGATTGTCGCGATTGCACCCATAGGGTCGTCGCTTGATGTAGCAAATGCAGGGAATTGTTGGAATTGTGGGAAACCTCCTGTTGCGCGCATCGGAACACTTCCACCCTGATTTGCAAATGGGTCGTCAAAAGCAGGTGGTTGAGTTGAAGGTTTGTCTAATGGTGGCCCACCGCCTAAACCTCCGCCACTACCGTCAGGGGGTGGTAATCTTGGCTCTTGCCCTCCTACATCCGCACCCTCATCCATATCTATGTGAGCAGGTATGGTATCGTAATAATGTGCAGTATCTTGGTCCATACGATTATGCATACTGTGTGCTTCTTCTGCTACACCTAAAGCATCAAAATCAATTGGCTCCCCACCCGCTTGAATTGCAAACTTATTCCAACCATCTATCATTGCTGGTGGTGCGTTAGATGGACCAAGCGCAGGGGAAATATCCATTTCAGCCTCTTCCGCTGTTTTCAACATTGAAAGTAAACGAATAGCCCCATCGGTTCTCCCTCTATCCATACCTTTGACTTTCTTAGCCCAATGGCTTTTATGCTTATGATACATATTAGCAACATCAGGATTAGAACCTATCTCTAAATAATTATGCATCGAAGTTAATAGATTATTGAATTGGGTGGGTGAACCAGCCTTACCCCTTCCTAACATCATTTGAGCAACAGGGACGCGAGCCATTTTTTGCGCTAATCTTTTGTTAACACCAAATGATACTAAATCTTCAACAACATTTTCCGGCGGGCGACCTGCTCCTGTATGTGGAATGAAGAAACGAGGATAGCGTTCTGCGAGAGTAGCAATAATATCAGCAGGTCCAATTTGACCATATACTGCTTTATCGCGTCTTGAGTCTGAGTGATGTTCAGGGAACTTGCTATTATCAGGATGAGTAGGGTCTTTATCGTTAGAATTATAACGATGCAAAAGACTTCTCATTTCCCCATCCTCTCCTTGTGCGCGAATAATATGTTGAGGTTCAAAAACATTTGACTGCTCACCTAATTGACTTGTAAACCCTAATGCTTTGATATTGTCTTGATACTCCTTATGGTCATGAAAAGCCGCTGACTCCAATGCGCGACCTGCTGTGGGGTGAGGCGCGTTGTTCGCGTAAAGATTTATCATCTTACCATCATGTGTTTTTACTGTCCTTCTTGAAGTGGGGACTCTTCTCGCTTCATGAACAGAACCATATTGATTTGTCATATACGCAGGATGTAATTCTCCTGCCGCATCAAATGGAACATCCATGATGTTTTTATCATCTCCATGTTTACGCTTAGTTTCGTTGAAATCTTTCGCACTCTTATTGAAAATGCGTTTAGCCATCATCAATGCACGCTCTTGAGGGTGACCCTGTTTCGTTAACTCATCAGCAAGAAAATGAGCAGCAGCCATTTTAGGCCAATGGCGCACCTGTCCATCCATTTCTTTGTGTGGTAAATTGGTTTTATGGTCTATATGAAAATGAGACATTTCCTTATGGGGTGAATCAGGACCCGGAAACGACATGCGCACCATTGTTCCGTCTTTCAATTGCTTGAAGACTCCTTTACCCTTGAGGATTATTTCACCTATCATCACAAGCCACCTCTACGCGTATAAAGCCCGTAAGCATGTGTTCCCCACATTGTAGGGTCGTCGTCGGGGTCTGTTTCAGTAGCACCTGTGGGTGCAGAAGTCATACGAGGGTGAGCATTTGGTGTCGGACCATCAGGAGCCGGGTCAAGACTCGCATCCATTTTCCTTGTCATTCCTCTAAGTAATTTTTCAAGTTTAGCAACAAGTCTACGGTATTCAATTCTGTTAGCATGACTCATGCGCGGTCTTGAAGCCTTTCCTTGTAAGTAACTACCAATAATACCCTTGTTAATGTATTCAAGAGAAGCAAGAATAGATGATGAGTCAAACATAGAAGCCCCACCGGAGGCTAAGTCGTGGTCTTTTGAATGACCCGCACCCATCGGAGTATCAGGTTTACGAGGAGTATGAGGTGCTTTTACATTAGTCATTATATCACGATACTTTGGTGACCCGCGTATCGCATGTGGCACTCTTGATTGCGTAGTAGTGGTAGGAATAGAAGGTGTGACAGGTTGTGTCGGCATAACTTGCCTAATTTCACCTCTTAACGCCTCCGCTTCTTTTTGTCTTGGGTCGTCGTAAGCGATTTTAGGACGACTTCGACCCGTGAATTGACTTACATAATTAGGATAAGCCACACTTCCTCGACTATAAGCAGGTGATAACTGAACAGCGCGTTGAGATGCCGCCATTGATGTTTGACTACCCGGATTACGCATTTGACCGGACTTTAACCGTCTTCCTGCCTTCTTTTTGCGTTTATTTGATTCAGTTTCAAGAGTTTTGGTCCCTCTTTTCTTACGACCCTTTGCTGCGCGCTGTCTTGAGCGAACTGTCGCAATAGTAGTCGTTTTTTGAGGTTTATCGGTGTCGTGCTTTGGTTCGTGGTCTTTGGGCTTGGTAACGGAGGGAGACTTTTTTTTTATAGCATCAAACGCCATATCCATTGGTTCGCCAGTCATAACTCCCATGCCTTGACCATTGGCGCGCGGGTTAGCACCATCTATTGCATCGGCTTGTCCCATCTGCCCTATTTCACCGGCTTCTTCGGTAGGTCTTTCTTCGTCTTCAGTATTCTGTTGAGGGATTTTAATCTTCAAATGTTGAAGACCTTCTAACATTCGCGCGCGTTTTTCCTGCTTACGCTCTTCTTTAGCCTCATGGAGTTCGCGTTCTCGCGAATCTTCGCGTCCAACTGAAGAATCTTCTTCAATTTCTTCGGGACTTTGACGCGGATTAAACCGCATTCCCGAAGTGCTACCAGTCCCGTCTCCCATCGGCATTAATCATCACCACAACACAAGGACTCAAAAGACCTTTGCAAGATACTCGGTATATTGTAATAAAATAAACATATATCTTCGTTATCTTTGAAAGCAGATGCATACGCGCTAAACATTGTATGAATACCTGTTAATTGGTGAATGAGAATATGTTTGGTTTGTATAAACCTCTCACCATCATCAACCATCATTATTTTGAATTGTGTTTCCACATCACGAAGAATACCTCGATGAGTGTGATATTCAGCATATATGTGTGGAGCCATGTTGCTAACAGCATGATGCCAACGGTCAATGACATGATGTGCTAATTTGAAAAACAAAGGGTATTCTTCTGTGCTTAGAGGTCTGTTCAATAATAATAAATCTCTATTAGTCAAATCATCACATTGTATGAAAGGAACATAGACAGTTTTTTCATTCATCTGTGTCACCTATCAACTTCGTTCTTAACCTCTTCCATACTTCAGGGGACTCTTTTGCTAATTCAATTTTAAGAATGTTAATTGTTTGAGCATTAAGATTTTCATTCACGCTACCTGCGGCGCGCTCTTGAACCTTAGCCATCATAGTGACAGTATCGCGAACTTCTTTATGTAAAGCGACAATATTGCGAACATATTGAGGGTCGTTACGGTCAGCATCATCGAGAAAATGAGTTAATTCCCCATTCAACCTACCTAAATTATCGCGTATAGATTCCATCTCATTACCTGCTTGTATAGCAATAATGTTAGCAGCACCTCTTTGCACAATTGGTTTCAAATGATATTTCAAATGATGGTAAACACTTGATTCAGGCATGTCTATATCTTCTGCTATTGCCTCAGTAGGCATTGTAGCATTATAATAAGCCAATTCGAGAGATTCACGCTTCAAAGATGTGCAAAATAAACACTCACTATTAGAAGCCATGTGATATTCACCCATGTGGTTACGAAAATGTCTATCAGCACTTCCCTCGCGCCAATTTTTATCTTTATCCAACTGCTTAGCAACAATCATGCCATCAGTCATTAACTGCTCTAAGTTGTCGCGTTCCTCATCTTGACAAAAATCGCAAGATGCGCGGGTGATTCTCTCCGACACATGTATGTGCAAAGCGAAACACTTGAAAACGCTTGCGCTTAGGCTACTTTTGTGCGTCCTCCTAAGAAAACAGCCCGAATCGCAGGCATTCCTATTAGTATAACGAGCGCAATTAGTCTTGGAACAGGTGTCAGGGACTCCTTACTTAATCGTAAGGTTGACGAAGAAGAAAGAAATAGAAGACTAAGCATATGTCATTCTTGTGAACACTTTAGCGCACCAAGATGCACCCTGTGTGGATGCTTTATGAAGTTCAAATCCACTTTAACATCGAGTCAATGCCCTGTTGGGAAATGGTTAATCCCCGTGAGCAAACTTACGATAGACCATTCCGGTGAAACTGAAAAGGGCAAACAAAGTGACGAGTAAATACGACAGAGTTGTTGAATCCATCGAGCCACTATTAAACGCGATAACCATAAAACAGCCAAGTGTTAGACTGATGAGTTGAACCATAATCATATCAACAATTACAGACTTACGCATATGGCTAAAATCACTCATTGCGGTAATCAAACCGCCTGTCCAATCTCCTTGCATCTTAACGGCCTCCTGTTGCCATAGAACGAACTAACGACCCAAGACCGCCACCAACGCTTTGCATCATGCCGGGGTCAGCCATAGCCGAGTCTAACATTCCTTGCATGTTACCTTGGTTAGCCATAGAAACCATTTGTTGAATCTGCATAGACTGCTGCTGAACGACATTTGATGCTGAGTTTTGTAACTGACTCATATTCATCGCTACGCTATCAGGAGTTGGCATTCCTTGAACCGCGCTAAAATCAAACTTCATAGAGTCTCCATCTTCTTTGATGGAACAGTTAGCGAGTATTTGATTGACAGATACCGCTACAATACTGCTTAGCAACTGAACAATGGTTTGAAGATTATTATCGGTTGATAACCAACGGTCTATTGAAGGATTTGTTGAAATAAGCGCGGAAATAATCTCCATTTCGCTCGGTGGGGGTTGATATTGCTGCTGACCCCACGGGTTCTGCTGTTGCTGCTGACCCCATCCGCCTTGTTGCGGCATACCGGCCTGTTGTTGATACATCCCGTTCTGCATAGGAACTTGCTGTTGGTTATTACCTAAACCGAGATTGATTGCGCCCGACTGAGGTTGGGCTTCATTACTGCTAAACCATCCCATAATACCACCTCACATGCTACCCTCATTTGATTGTTGCGGAAGTGGCGCGGGTTCTATTCCGTTCTGCATTTGTTGTTGCATTTGATTCATAGCAAGGGCTTCGTATAGCAATCTGTTGTTCTGTCCGCCTTGAAATTGACGCATATCGAACACTATAATTGTCATATCATTACCACCCGTAGCCGCGTTCGTTAAATGCATAATTGGTATGTTATCGCGCTCTAACATGTTGAAAAATGGTTGATAGGGTGCAAGTTGTGGAGGGGTATTGTCTTTTTTTCTGATTGTCGAGATGGGAATAGCCACTACTGATACACCTTTCTTCAATTTTGCTTTGAGTGTGCCTCCTTTTGACTCCTGTTCGACTTCTTCTTCGCGTTCCCACTTCGTTAACATATGGAAGAGGTGCAAATGTTCGGGGCAGTAAGTGCCACGCATGTTGCGACCACTCGTTACATTCTCTTTTGCGATAAAGGCTTGAGGTTCATTCGTTACAGGGTTATGGAAATACAAATCCCATAGCGATTTTCCGTCTTCATCATCACTTATTTGGTCATAAATGTTACCTGCTAACCGAATAAGATTCTCAGCATCACATCCGTCAATACAACATCGCATTGTGTTAGTATTATAGCGATATTTACCACCAAACCACCATCTTCGCGGAGATAAGAGAGGTCTTTTTGTTGGTTTTAGTAATCTATACGCTTGTTTGATGTCTTGACGGCGCGCTTTGACAGGATTAGAGTGTCTTGAAGGGTAAAAATTAACTTGAGGCACTTCTATAACGCCCGCTTGCTGTTGCATTGCGCCCTGAACTGCCGCTTGCTGTTGTAATTGAGCCAAAGGCATATTCGTTTGTGCGGCAAGTCTTAATAAATCGTTTTGATTCTGTGTTCCGAGCATTTTTTTCACCAATTTAACATTTCTAACATTGTTTTTTCGACATTCCAGCCTATATTCGTAGCCATCATGGAGACGCGGCAAGGAATCCCTGCTTTCTGAAGTCTGCGCATGGCTGGCCTATGAACATCGAATACTTTATGTTCACGCAATCTATTAGATTGCCACAATATGTTTGCTTTTTCATCCCACCACTCATCTGCTTTATTGGCAACAATCCATATTTGCTTAGGCGCGTATCGCTTACCTTTTAATCTTGTTTTCAGTCTTCGGTAATTCCATCGCTTCTCTATCAACGCGTCAACAAGAAACTCTAATCCTCCAACAACATCAATGACTTGAGAACCATTACCTACTAATGCGCGAGTATCAGTCATAAAAATAACAATTTCAACTTGTCTATCAACCATATCGTCAACCCACAAGTTCCAGAAACGCTGTTGGCCGCCAATATCTGATGAATGGACTATTCTTTTCTCACCTTGCCACCTGATACGCTTTCTTGTAGCGCGCGGAAGCACATGCCCACCATGTAACAATCGTTTAGCGTGCATGGTGCGCTCATCAACCTCTTCCATTTCTCCCGGTGTCTGCATAAAACGGTCAAGTGTTGTTTTACCAACTAAAGTAGGTCCATATACACCAATTCTGCGCGGTTTCAAGAAGTTATACAGTTCTTTTCCATAAACTACTGCACCCATAAGTGCGCTACCTGCTAATGCTACCATATCAAGAAACCCAACCTACAACCTTATCTTTGGCCCATTCGACGGTGTTTTCCCAAACGCTGTAATCTGTTCCGTATTCAAACCACGAAACAACCAATCCTGTTAATATTGAAAATATAATTGCTAATAAGAGTCCCTTCCCGCGTTCATAATAATTATCAAGAGTGTTTTGAGTATGTAAGGCTCGTAATGTTGCTTCTGTTGCATCATCGCTTGGTGTTTTGAACAACCAACCCATAGAAGGTCACTCCTTCTTACCTTTCTTCTTAGCAGCAAAAGTGCCATCTGACTTCCTTGCTTTAGTAGCACCGAGAGGCATTGGCTTATTCTCATTAGAAGTATGCGAAGGGATTCCTGCGGCTTCTTCTGCCGCTTGTTGCATCTCTTGCTGTAATGCTAAGTATTGAACCACTTCGGGGTCTGTCTCAAGTTGAGTAAGTTGATGCGAAAACACCATTTCTTGCTTTTTCATCTCAATTTCCATCTGCTTTTGTGCGAAACCCATCTGCTGCTTTTGCATTTGACGCGACATGCTTTTCTGCATGTTAGCGAGGCTTGCTTTTTGGTCCATTGAATCTTGAGCAAGCATTTTCCAAAGGAAATATCCCATCCCTTGCAATGTGAACGCACCCATAGTGTAAGTTAACGCGTTGGTTCGCACTTGCTCATCAACGAGCCATAATTCTGCATCAAATACACCAATAGCGCACCCAACTAAAATTGACACGAAAGAGATGAGTCCGAGTATTCGTAATTCGTCTGTGTTGTGTGGATTACCCGCCGGTTGCATAGTGTTCCCTCAGATGGGGGTGAAGCATCCATCAAATAAAGGTAATTGATTCACCTTGTTCTTGTTTTCTCGTTTCTTTATTGAAACAATAACAATAAGTATATTCTCAAGACAAGACCAATAAATCAAGAATTGTTTTGCTCTTGTTGCTCTTGTTGCGAGACAAGAGGTGCAGGTGGATTATCAATCATTTGCTGCTGCTGCTGTGTAATTTGGGGTTTTATCCCTTGCAACTCTAACATTGGTGGTTTGGTGTTGACGGGGTATGGGGTGGAAGTGCCATCACCGGGGAAGGTTTTCTTCTCTTGCGGTGGCGGTCCCGGTCCCCACGGCTGCAACGGTTTGGGTTGCCAAGTGCTATCTTTCAACCCTTGAATATGAGACAAGGTATCTATATGCTTGCTCAAGACTGGTGGACTCATTTTCCACGAAGGGTGTTGCAATTGATTCAAGTTAATCACTAAATCCGCTTCTTTTGCGAAATCAGGGTCTTGTAATTTCTCTTTCCAATCTTTCTCATTTTCAACACCATGACGCGCACACAAGGCATCTATTGACATGTTAGGTGCTTTATCCGCCCAATACATCTTATGCGCGAAGTCAATTAATTGATTATCGCGTTCAATACCCGGATGCTTATCATAATTTTCATAGTATCTATCAACTATTTTGTTAATACCATCCCAAGGGTTGTCCGCGAAATCTCCCCATTCAACTGATTGTGGTCCATCAGGATGCTCAATAACATCATCCTTCCTCTCATTCATATAATCGGAACGCGTTAAACTCTCCTTTCCGATATGGTAAGTATTATTGCGCTTAGACTTTTTAATTAGTTCTTTTACGCTATTATTAATCTTACTTATCTCTTTAGGATTACCACCGAGTTCAGCAGGTTGATTCATTTGTTTAACCATGTCTTCAGTTAAGAACTGCATTGAATCATCTTCCATCGGATAAGAATATGCATTTGGTCCCGCGTCTGGATTCACTTCATTGATAAAATGCTTCAATGCTTTAGCCTGAAGATATTGTTCAAACTCTTTCTCTAAATGATGCTCAATTTCACTTTCTAATTTGAGATGCATTGGCACTTCATTCTTTGAGGCTTCTCTATACCCATCAGGGTCTTCAGGATTAGGCGGTCTTGGGCGTAACCATTCAAACGCGTCGTCTTTGAAATCAATTAATGATGGATGCAACTCATTACCTTCGGCTTCTTCACCACCATCTGAAACATTAGTAATACCTAATTCATTAACAAGTTTCAATAATTCTGTGTTGGGTGGTATGATTTTTTTATTTTTAACAATAGGAATAATATTCTCTTGTTTCATTTTTTCAATACGCTTTGTGAATTGAGTTGCTCTCTTGATAGTCTTCTCATGAACCTTTCGAGCCTTTCCTCCTCGTCTCATGAACGCGCCCATTATATCAGATTTATCATCTTGCGTTGGTATAGGTTCTTGACGAGCCGCGTAAATACCCTTTTCGTCTTCTTCCTCACCCGATTCAAGATAATAACCATCACCCTTCAATCGTTCTTCGATAGTCAGGTTCATCCTACCTCTGATGTCTTTCTTCCATTTATTTCTTCTTGAGTTTACTGCTTTGGGATTACTATTGCGCGCGAACCATTCCTCGACTTCATGAGGGTTAGTTACTTGATGCTTTGCCATACCTTCAAGGTCGTCATAATGAGCAATTTCATGTCGTGACATCATGCGCCCTTTATGATATATTAATTGTTGGTGAGCGAAGTCATGATTCTTACCAAATATATCCTTCGCAGGCTCATCATCATCACTTGTTAATTGTGAAATCTCCATTCCGCGAGGGTCTTGCTTTGTGATTGAGATTTGTTGTTTGAATTGATTATTGATTAGATTTTGTAATTGATGCCAAGCCGCATTAGGGGTTATAGACCCTAATCCATGCTCTACTGTCTCTTCACCATGTTCTGATGTGTCACCTAATGAAAATGAAATAGCGTCGCTGTCGCGCTTCGCATACTGAGTTATAATATCGACAAGTTCTTGTCCTTTTGCTTTCTTCTCATCATCAGCACCATATTTATCCAATTGACTCATCATGTGTTGCAAATAATGATTCATTCCTTTCATATGAGTCCCATCAACAACCTTTTGAACACTTTGCTTAGGCAATTTACTCATTGCGTCTTGTGTAGGGTCTATATCATCTTGTAATTCATCAGAAGGTTTCTCCCATTCGGTTTTAATAGACTTCCTTTGACCCATCTCTCGTTTTCTATGCTTTGCTGCGTTAAGTGCGTTTTTATATTCTTTAGGAGATAACACATTAGGGTATTCGCCTTGTTGAACAGCCTCAAAGAACATACTCTCAGGCAACATTTGTTTCATGTCGAAATTATCAAACATTTTAGTTAAATGGTCATATGTTTCACCAATATCTTCGTCACCTTTAGTCGGACGCTCTGTTTTAATATACTTAGGGTCGTTACCTTTTATTAATCTCTTGACTGCACTCACGAATGACTTACTGCCATGTATTTCACCAGCATTGAGTAAAGATTCAATGTCTGCGTGGTCACCAAAGCGATGAGCGTGTTTTAATGTTTCATTTAACAACACGCGCATTCGTGGTTTATCGTCGGGGTCAATTTCTCCGCGTCCTAAACAATGATTACATAATCCGTCGGAAACTTTACCCCCGCGAACTGTTTTATCATTGTGTTCACAATCAGGACACGCGTAAGACCAATGCTCATGGTCCTCGAAAGCATCCTCGCCATGTTCTTCTCGATGGTGGTCAAATGAAGGTGTGGAAGCAGGGCGTGACATTTGAGAAATATATTGCTTCATCTCAGGGTCAGTAGCATTCATCAGTCTCAAATCTTTATTATGCGCAGCATAATAATTCGCAAGTCTGTCTTTACTTACTGAGCCATGCCCGCGACAATATCCACAAAGAGTGCTTGTTCCCAATTTGTTTTCATCATCACGCCTATCTTCATTAACAGTCATGTCGCTATGATTACGCCGACGGCGTTCTGTTTCACTAACCAACCCATCATCGTCCTCATTTTGTTCAGCGCGGGAAGATTCAGCATCAGGGAACAGGTCAGCAAACTTTGCTGCTGCTGCCTGTAACGATGTAGTGAGTGATTCGTCGTCCCCCTCATGTTCGTGATTGAAACCATATTCTTCTAATCTTTTTATTATATTAGGAGCGTCAGTTAAATCATCAATAGAAGGTCGCGAGAATAATCCACTTATATGATTGAAAATAGAACCTAAGTTATTATCACCACCGTGTCTCATTGACGGACCGCCGGGATATAGTTGCCATAAGGATTCATCACCCATAGGCACTTCATTTACTACCGGCGTGCCTTCATATGTAACAGGCTCAAATGCCTTACTGCCTCTATTCACTATACGATTTGCGTCTATTTGTCCCGCGTGTAATACTGTTCTTTTTGGCAATCCATCATTTTCTGTATAATGTCTCTTCATCATGTAGTCGATAAAATCTTGCGCACGATTATTTTCATCTTCAACTCCATCGCTCTCAGGTTCTTCATTCGCGTAACGAACTATACTCGGCATCATCTTCATCATTGCACCAAGTGCTGATGAATCAACCGATATTAAGTTTGATGATAGTTTTTCAACTTCTTTCATCTGCTCATCGGCTATGGATTGATAACCTTGAATGGTATTGAAAATACCATTCAATACTTCTGGTCCACCGTCTTTATCTTTCTGGTTCATTATATTACCAATACTGTTACCCTTTTTGCTTGATTTTATATCTATAACTTTACCTTTCTGCGCCCCTTTGGGTTGAAGTATTGTATCGCCACCAAACCGCCAATCATTAAGGTCATTCGGTATTTTTAACTTCTTTGATATTCTCTTTATGTGTCCTTCGTAAAGACCTCTCAGTTTTACCTTCGCATCATCCATCGTGATGTCTTCGGTATCATTGTGTCTATTATCCCAATTGGTATGCTCAATATGTTTTTGTAATTGTCTCAACATTTGCGGCGACATATTTTCTTCATCCATACTCAGGTCATTTAACTCGCGTCTGATGGTTGAATATTGCGCCCATATTCGCCCGTTCTTTTTATCGTTGAAGAAAGACGAAAACTTATTCTTCGCAATGCTGACAACATCTTTAGCGTCATTGTGTATTATTTCAGCATCTGATAATGCTCTTCCTCCTGAATGATTCCATATGTCTTCCATTAACTTGCGCTCACTTGAAAAGTTCAACGCTTCGCCTGTTTTGTAATTGACGCGCGACTTAAATCCACTCTTTTGTAATTCTCCAAATAGATTCATTGCTCCTGTTATAGACTTTCTTTGCTGATTACGAATGTCATTTGATTGCTCATTGGCTTGATGTTTGCGATAATCATCAGGGAACATGACGGAGGCTAATGCTAAATCTGCCGAACTCAGGGCCGCAGCACCCACAGGTAATCTGTTTTCGTGTCTTGAGCCTAAATTATATTTTTTAGTTAATTCAGCACACGCGTGAGGTTTTTCTATTAATTTTTCCATCAACATGGATTTGATAGTCTCTTCGTGACGATGTTTAATCGACGCATCCCAATCGTCACCTAAACCAACAGCATTAGCAACTGTGCGTAATGACACTTTCGTATCGCTATCTTTAGGGAGGAATCTGATGTCAGGCACAGGAACTCGCATGTGAGTATAAGGGCTTCGTCCCCTTTTCGACTTGATATATTCGTGAACATTATTGTATGAACTTTGTTTATCTTCATTCATGAAATGATTCTTACTACCAACACAACCATCGCAATCTTTCTTCTTCTCCATGTCGCCTTTAACCATGTTATGTGTCTGTTCCCGCGTCTTATTGAGCCAATTATCATCCTTCTCTTTTTCTAAAGCCTGCTCTTGAATTGCATTAACAACTTGATTCGCGAACCACATCATAGGTTTACCACCAATCCTCCTTTGTTGATTCAATTCAACTTTTAATTCCTTTAGTTGCTCTCGCCTTTGTTTCATTTCGTCAGTAGTCTCACCAGTTATTAAACGAGTTTGTTTATCTTCTCTCGCTTCTTGTTCTAATGCTTTCATTTGCTGAGTCAAAGCGTGTAATTTATCTTCATCCAACTCGCGTGTTGCAACTCTGTTCGTTGCACTCAATGTTATTTCTGCCATCGTTTCTCTAAAAGCAGCACTAAGCGCGAGAGGTTCTTGGGAACCGGCTTGCTTTCTCCTTGCATGTTTTTCAATCATTTTCAATGTTTGTTTTGTAACTTCGTTCCAATCCAAACCCAAATTATTAACCTTGTGTGCTAATTCACTATTAGCATCAAAATCTTTCGCGCGATGTTCTGCTTCTGCATTATCTGCTTCGTTTTCATCAACGCGGGAATCACCAAAATCATCAGCAGTTGGTGGATGAAATAACTTTTTCAAATCACCAGCAGAAGCAGGTCTATTACTCTCATCGCGATGCCATGACGACTCGCTATCCTTATCGTGGAATCTCATACTCGACCTTTCTAATAACCCCCGCACTCCAAATACCACACTCATTATTTCTTGAGCATATTTTTTCCTCTCTTCAGGTGTTCTTCCATGCAAGGGATGATTTATATCTGAAGGTTCCTCTATTTCGTCCATATCTCCCATGCCTAAGAACGCGTTATGCGCTTCGTCGAAATCATCTGAATTATAATATTTGTCAGTTAATATCTGTTTTGCTTCGCGTTTAGTTATCTCTCCACGATGGACTTTTTGTAGTATCTCATCTCTGTAAAGATGCCAATTGCGTGCAATCTTTTTAGGAGTTTTTGCAGTTTCGTCTCCGCTTCTAATATGCTGCACCATTGCGCGCGTTTGCTTTTCTCCTGCTGCTGTGGAAGTATCAGGTGCTAATCCCATGTCTGAACCCAATAATCCTTTCGCGTCAGTATTGTGTTCCCCATCGCGTGATGCAGGCCCTTCGGAGGATTCTGCCCCACTTGCTTCAGTAACATCAATATCGTCAGAAGAATCATCGCTTTCTACGGTGTTTGCGTATTCCACCTTATCAGCAGCGTTCACTTGTCTACTCATACTTCCCGCTTCGTTCTTATGGTCAAGATGTCCCACATCGGGGAATCTACTAACCAACGCGCCGTTTGCTTTTATAGCGTTGTTGAGAGCAGGATGTAATCTGCCTTGTCGGTCCATAGCATCATTTGTCAACTGGCGTAAATAAGATGTTGATTGAGCATCACGCGGAGTTTCGTCGATGAAACTGAGCAATGGTTCACTCATCACATCAGGCGCGTTTACAGAGTCACAATGGAGGTTTAACAAAGTCGCAATTTGCTTCAATGTTGGTGTAACAATGTGAGGCGCACGACCTTTTTTACCCCCCTTCATTCCTATATTTTTAGTCCCTAAAGCAGAGATAGCGTGATGGTTTAACCCATCTCGCATACTATGAAATTGTTCATTCAGACTCTCCCATCTCAGTCTATCACGAAGTCCCTTCTGTTGGTCCTCGAATTGTTTATTTTCACCAGCCGCCTCAAGTTTGAAGTTCTCGATTTCTTCTTTTAATTCCGCGCGTCTTGTAGTGGGTCCCTTCTTACCTCTGTTGTATTTGGATTCTAACTTCTTCAGGGTTTGAGTATGGCGCGTAACCATTTCATTTCGCGCATCCGTGGCAGCAAACATATGTTCTTCGTCATATTTGTCACTTTGATGCTTTTCCGCTTTCTCAGTCATGCGCTGGCTGAGATTGTTTGATAAGTCACTATACTTACCAATGGGTTTTAATGACGAAGATGCTACTTCATCGTCAGGTAAGCCTTTGTTACCCGGCTCCATATTTACTTTAGAATATAAATGTTCATAGCCACTCTTCGCTGCCTCGCTTTGCGCTTCCATTTCTTCTTGACTAAATGGTTTTGACTCACTTCCCTTATCAGGAATATTTCTTTCTAATTGAGGCGGGAAGGCACTTGACGCTTCATCAAGTCCTCTCCTCTCAGCAAGTTTCGCGTCCCAAATATTCTCTCTATGTTGACTTAAAGCCTCAGTATCTAATTTGAAGTCACCGCGCTTCATCGAATCTTCCAGTATGTTATGCCAAGTTGACCCCAAAGGATGATTTTGATACATCAATTGGTTGACTGAGGTTGCTGGCCGCGGGGTAATAGAAGAAGGTAGTAAGCCTAACCAATACGCGTGTGAATTAGAATCAACTGTATCGACTAAATCTTCCTCCGTCCAACCGAACTCGCTTTTCCCGTCAGGACCAATCATTCGGTCCTTAGTCTCATTATATTTATCAATCAACCATTCACTCTGCGCGGGGGTAATGATAGGATATTCATCGAATGTTATACCCTTGTAGTCCGGCTTGTCTGTGTGATTAGTTATTTCTTGGAATTGGTCATTCAATAACATGACCATATCCTCAAGAGCGTCTGCGGGACTCATCCTCTCTGAGTATATACGACGGCTGTATTCTGCACCCAATAGGCGCGTCAATTCTCTGCCTGATTTTTTGTCGTTTTTGTCTATACGCTTGCGCTTCTCAGAGTCCTCTCCTTCTTGCTCTTTTGCTTTCATAATCAATCCCATCTCGCGGAACTCATCGAGCATCTTGGATAACAGCATTACATAGCCGAAGTAGTGAACCCCCTTGAAGATAGCGGTTGAGGCTATTCCGGGGCAAAAATATTTCAAGAAGACGCGTCGTAGTTTTTTTTCATTTGGTATATTTTTTTCTTTATTTCGCATGGTGTTAAGCAGGGCAAAATTACGCGTTCGCGTGCGCGACTCCGGCTAACGCGTAGCGCGTGGGCAATATCCGTTAAGGGTATCGCGTAGGGCTTCGGTGATACGCGTATCAACAGCGTCTCAGTATAGCGTTTAGGCACGCGTTTAAGCACGCGTTCGCGCGTGTTGGCTCATCTCGTCATTCAAACGCTCACGCGATTCGCCAACCATATGGTCGGTAGCGTTACATTTAGCGATGCGTTTCACGCTAAATTGCGATGCTTTAGCAACCGACCTGCCCGACTTGCTTATGAACCCCGCACTAACCGTTATGATGAGATTGCTTAACCAGCAGGGAGTTAATCTAAATGGGTAACAATATAATAACAACAGATGAAACAACAAAAATAGCAAGAGCATTCTATGCAATTGCCGCAGGAAAAACAATACCAGAAATAAGCGATACCTTAATGCCAAACAAACTTGGTAACTATACAGGTGGAACCATCAGCATGAACAGTAAGTCACCTCGTTGGCTTGGTAGTGCTGTAATAGGTGAGAGAATTGATAACATCGGCGGCGGCACAGCACAGCCATCACCAGCAAGAGTTAAGGAAGCATGTAATGCTTTCATGAAGGAACATTTCATGACAGTTAACGAACACGGCAAACTGGCTCCTTCACTATACGCTATCGCTAACCACATCGACCAGCAATTGCAGGACATTGAATCATCCACTACTACTAATGAAGTGGAAACACAAGACGAACTTCAAGAAGACGCACCACCGACCACATCAACACAAGCAGCAAGCGCATTGATTATCGTTAGTGATGATATTAAGGTTCAAATTGAGCAAATACCTAAGTTCAAGGAGTTCAACGGCGCAGTAATAACAGCCATCTTTGAAGAATTGCTAATGAAGAATGCAGGCATCGAAATATCAGACCTACAAAATGAAACTGCTTACACCGTTAACGGTAAGGAGAGAAATGCTAAGCAAATACTAAGCGACAAACATGCACAGAAAGGAAAGATTACAGAACCTTCCTTAATGGTTAACATGATTGGAACAGGACATAACGGTAAGCCACACTTTGAGAGATTCTATCAATTGATTAGTGAGGACTTGTTTAGAGGATGCGGCTTGAAGAACATCGCCAAGAACAATACTAACGATTGGTTTGATTGCCTTAACGACATGGCTTCAATAGTCGCTAAGTTATCTTCTGATAACCCAAGCATGACACTTGACCAAATGAAACACGCAATTAAAAACGATGTTAAATTGGCCCTGCTTACAAAGCATTGCAAATATGAGCAAGAAGCCAATCAGTCAAACATCTTAACAGACGCAGCACCAAAAACAGAAGGGGTCAGGTCAACATCTGCTAACACAGCAAGTGAACTCTTTGACTTTTGATTACTGCTTAACTGATTATTAACATTCATCAACACGCTTAGTGCAGCGACCTTAACGGTTCAAAATGCATGGGTTAGTCCACCCTTAACGGACACGCTTAGTGGTGCTACCCTTAGCGGGCCGGCATCACTAAGCCCTTTTTTTATGCCGCACTTCGTTTGGCATTGCTTAGACTTGCCGACCATATGGTTGGTGTCTTTGTCGTGAAGATGCACGATTCTTAACCAACACGGCATAGCATTCACGGTTGTTCAGACAACCATTCACATTCACCGCTGCGTGTATCGTAGTCATTACATACACACAGCATTCACTCATTCATGTGCTTCGATGAAGCGCATGATTTAACACACAACAGACGATGATTCGCTAAGTCTTTGACCGATGGCGACATTTAGAACAACCCTGCGAAGATAGAAAGACGAGGTGCATACTCATTCTGGACGCAAAGGGAAAG